ATCTTGCCCAAGCTACAGATCGTTATGATCTTGAGCAAAGACAAAAAAATCTTGCACTTGGAAAGGTGAATTTATTCTAATGTGGCCTTATACTGATGAAGAAGCAGACTTTCTAAAGTAATAAATAAGGGAGAGCAGGATCACTTGCTCTCCCTAACTTTAGGAGGTACACATGGCAGAATGTAAACGTTGTGGTCATGAATGTCATTGTGATGATGAGTGCAAAGAATGTATTAATGATGTATGTGTAGATTGTAATTGTGATGGTAACTTAAAAGATGTCCCAGACTCGTTCACAAAAGAAAATGTCTAGACAAGATAGATATTTAGAAGCCAGGATTACCCAGCTTAAATATGATATGTCTGTAGCTTCAGATGATCATGATAAAGCTTGGTATGCTAGGCTGATTCAGGAACTGAGCTGGGTTCAGCAAATGAATAAACCCCATACTAGTAATTCTTATATTAAAAAAGGAGAAAAAGAGATATGGATGTAACTAAATTAAGAGAACAACTTGAGATTGATGAAGGTGTAAAATATGAAGTTTATCATGATCACCTAGGTCTTCCTACATTTGGTATTGGACACTTAGTACTTGAGTCAGATCCAGAGCATGGTGCTCCAGTTGGTACTCCAGTATCTGAAGAACGAGTTATTGAAGTATTTGAACAAGATGTTCAGACAGTACTAAATGAATGTAAAGTACTATATGAAGACTTTGATGATTTACCTGAAGAAGTTAAACAGATTATTGCTAATATGATGTTTAATATGGGTCGTCCACGTCTTTCTAAGTTCAAAGGTATGAAAGCTGGTGTTGATGCTCGTGACTGGAATAAAGCTGCTGATGAAATGGTAGATTCTGGTTGGTATCGTCAGGTTACTAACAGAGCACAGAGACTCGTTGACAGGATGAGAGCTCTTGCTTAATATAACTGAATCAGCAAAAGAATATCTTGCCAAAGTCGGACAACCTAATGTATGGTTGTCCGTCAAAGGTGGCGGATGTTCTGGATTCCAATATATTTGGGATGTTACTGATAAAGAGCCTACAGTAGAGAATCTGGCTCTTGATCCAATGGCTGAAATGTTTGTTATTGGATGTACAATTGATTATGTAAATGAATTAGGAGGATCTTATTTGAAAGTAGTAAATCCAAATGCCACAGCATCATGCGGTTGTGGTGAAAGCTTTGCAATTTAATAGTTTACAACCTATCTTTGTTATGGTATAATAGTATTTGCTTTTGGAGGTTGTATGTCTTTTTATATTTCAGTAGATCGTCAAGGTGGATCTATACTCTATCGTGGGTATAATGATGCTGGTAAGTTAATCGAATCTAAATATCCTTTTAAACCAAAATTATTTCTTCCATCACCAAAACCATCGATACCATCTGGATGGAAAACGATGAATGGTAAGAATGTTTCACCAATAGAATTTTCTGATGGTTGGGAAATGAAGAATTGGGTGAAACAATATCAAGGTTATTCTAACTTTGAATATTATGGATGTGATCGAATTGTATTACAATTCTTACAACAAAAATTCCCTAATGAAATAAAATTTAATAAAGATATGTTAAATGTAGTGAATCTAGATATAGAGGTTCACTCTGAAGATGGATTCCCAAATCCAGATCAAGCCCTACACCCTATTACAGCTATCACTGCTAAATCTTCACGAGAACCAACTTATCATGTTTGGGGTGTGAAAGATTATAAGTCATCAGATAGTATTCATAAAGATTTACGTATCAAATATCATCAGTGTATTGATGAAGAAGATCTGATATTAAGATTTCTACGTTGGTGGAAAGTTGATACACATAATGATAAAGAACGTGGATATCCAGATATTGTTACTGGTTGGAACGTACGTCTATTTGATATACCTTATATTATAAATCGTACAACTAGAATTATGAATGAGAATGTTGCTAAAGAATTTTCTCCATGGGGTATTATACGTAGAAACCAAATTAATTTTAAAAATCAAAATATGGATGCTTATGTCCTTACTGGTATTAACCAACTTGATTATTATGATCTATTTAAAAAGTTTGCCTATAGTTATGGTGCACAGGAATCCTATAGACTAGATCATATTGCTCATGTAGTTTTGGGTGAACGTAAACTTTCATATGATGAATATGGTAATTTAAGAAATCTTTATAAAGAAAACTTTCAACTTTATATCGATTATAATATTAAAGATGTTGAATTGGTACAAAAGATTGATGATAAGTTGGATCTAATTGGTCTTGCATGTACACTAGCATATAAAGCTGGTGTTAACTTTACTGATATCTTTGGTACTACTTCTATCTGGGATTCAATTGTATATCGTGAACTAACTAAAAGAAAAATTGTTATTCCTCCTATTGCTAATAGAGCAGAACGTGAAGGTATGGATGTACATTTTGCTGGTGGTTATGTTAAAGATGTAATCCCTGGACAATATGAATGGGTAGTTAGTTTTGATTTAAACTCACTATATCCTAATATTATTGCTCAATGGAATATGTCACCTGAGACATTAACCTCTTCTGGTGATAACGTTTCACTTGCAGCAAATGGTGAAAAATTTAATAATTCCTTTGAAGGTGTATTCCCAACACTAGTTAAAAATTATTATGATGAACGTAGTATTGTTAAGAAACAAATGTTAGATGCACAGAAAAGATATCAAAAAGAAAAAACAAAAGATATTGAACGTGAGATTGCTACCTATCAAAATAAACAATGGGCAATTAAAATTCTAATGAATTCATTGTTTGGTGCTATTGGTAATAAATGGTATAGGTATTTTGATCTAAAGGTTGCTGAGGGTATTACTCTTACTGGACAACATGTTATTAAATGGTGTGAACAGACTATTAATCAGGAATTAAATCGTATACTTGAAACAGATGAGGATTATGTTATAGCTATCGATACTGATTCGGTATATGTTAACTTCAAACCATTTGTTGATAAATTTAAACCAGCAGATCCAGTTAAATTTCTAGATGAAGCCTGTGCAAATCATTTTGATAAGATCTTTGAAAAGTCTCTAGCAAATCTACATAAAGAAATGAATTGTTATGAAAACCGAATGGAGATGGGGCGAGAAGTTATTGCTGATCGTGGTATTTGGCTAGCTAAGAAAAGATATCTACTGAATGTACATAATTCTGAAGGTGTACAATATGCTGAACCTAAATTAAAGGTAATGGGTATTGAAGCAATTAAATCCTCAACTCCAGAAGTTGTTCGTGATAAATTCCAGGAGATCTTTAAGATTATTATTTCTGGATCTGAATCTGAAACACAAAAGTTTATACAAAACTTCAAACGTGAATTCAAATCATTTTCACCGGAACAGGTAGCATTCCCACGTGGGGTAACAGATATTAAATCATGGTTTGATCCTAAACAGGTTTATCGTAAAGGTTGTCCGATACATGTTCGTGGTGCATTACTATATAATAAAGCTATTAAGGATCTTGGTATTACAAATCAATATGAATTAATTAATAATGGTGATAAAATTAAATTTACTTATCTTAAATTACCAAATCATATTAAAGAAAATGTAATGGCATTTCCTACAGTGTTACCAAAAGAATTAAGATTAAACCAATATGTGGATTATGATAAACAGTTTGAAAAAACATTTATAGAACCACTTAATCTTATTATGAATGCTATTGGTTGGTCTGCTGAAGAACGTGCAACATTGGAAGATTTTTTTGGATAAGATGTTTACAAACTATCCTATTAATGATATAATACAAAAAATAAGGAGTATAATATGAGTAAAGATTGGGTAAAAGATATGTTTGACATGCACTCTAAATATGGTGTGCATGATTGGATTGCTAATAAAGCATATGGACAAGATCCTGAAACTCTTAGAAAATTTCTAGATTTCCGTATTAAGTTTCTTGAAGAAGAATTAAATGAAACACGTGCAGCAGTCGAGTCTGCTAATCCTGAAGAAATTGTAGATGGTCTAATTGATCTTTGTGTTATTGCAATCGGTACACTTGACGCATTCAATGTGGATTCACATAAAGCATGGAATGAAATCTTTGAAGCAAATATGAAAAAAGAAGTTGGTATAAAAGAAAGCCGACCAAATCCGCTTGGTCTCCCTGATTTAATTAAACCTGAAGGTTGGGTAGGCCCAGATCATGGGGGTAATCATGGGTGTTTCCCTGACGCTTTTTAAAAGTATTTACGATAACGA